TCGATCGCCTCAATAATGTGCCCGACCACCGTCATGGTGTCGTCGCCCCTGTGCCGGTCAATCCGCACAATGTCCCGCCCCTGCCGCACCGCAATCACCGTGGCGTCAGCACCAAACCGCGCAGGGTCAACCCCGATAATAATCGGCGCAGACTGATCCTTGTACTTTTCACGCTTCATCGCACCATCTACCACATCCGCTGGTATGAACTGATCATCCCCCTCAGACGGAAACATGCCGTACACCTCAACGTGCGACTGGCTTGACTCAGGCCCATACTCGTCAATGATGTTCTGGTAAACGGCCTTGTCGGTGCCCTCGACCGTGCGGGCGTCCACCACCTTATTCGTCCAGAAATCCCGTTTGGAATTAAAGCACTCGTAGAAGTACCCCGTGTTACGCCGTGGGTTAGAAAACGCCAGCCACAACCTGTTCGGGGTGTTCTCGGTAAAAAAGCCCGCCGTCACCGCCCAAATCGAGTCATCAATACCTGACGCTTCATCAAAAATCACCATCACACCATCGTGATTGTGAACACCCGCATACGAGTCAGGATTCTCAGCAGACCACAGCCTGCCCTCCACCGCCCAGTACCGCGTGCCCTTACGCAAGTCCTTTTCCACCAACTCCGTCAACCAATTGGCCGGAGCCACCTTCGTAGCGCTCACCTCAAACCAGTGCGAATTGATACTCATCGCCAGCCACTTCGTGATCTCAGCCCATGTCACCGCCCGCAACTGCGACTCACTGTTGGCCGAAATAATCGTGGTTGAGCCAATGCGCGTTGATAGCATCCAGATGGTAAGCCAAGACACCAACGCCGACTTGCCAATCCCCCGCCCAGAACTCACCGCATGTCTGAGCGTCTCAAAATCCACCAGCCCCTTTTGACGCTTAATGTGCGCGGTGATCTCCCGCAGCACCTCCCGTTGCCACTTCCTCGGCCCCTTGAAATTCGCCAGCGGCGTGTTCTCTTTCCCCCAAGGAAACGCAAACAACACAAACGCCTCCGGATCATCAGCCAACGCTGGTGACCACAGCGTTGCCATTAGCTCTTGCTCGTCTTCGGGCTTGTAAATTGTGGTTTGCATTTATTTAGGCCATCGCATTTGCAAGGTGGTTTGTGATAGACGCAATTGGCTGGCCTTCTTTGATAGCTTTACGCATCTCCGGCGTAATGTCTAGGTAGCGCACTGTTTCTTTGTTTTGGTACATTGACGGCATTCCATCAATGGTGCTTCGATCAGTAGGAACTTGTGTCTCACCTACCTTTGCACCGTACTTCTTGCCTTGCTTTTCAAGGAAAGCAGGGTAAATCTCATCGTAGTATTTTTTCATGCCCTCGCCGCCGACCTGCAAATCAACGCCCTCAAGTGCCTTAACGCCCATGCTGTTGCTCTCTGCATTAAGTAGCTTTTGAGCAACCTCTTTGCCGACAATGCCTGGAAGTTCTTCAGGGGTCACAGACTTGTTGATAATTTCATTGCCGCGACTGTCAAAAGCCTTAAAAACAGTGCCGTATTTGTTTGCTTGTTTTGAATCGGGAGGGCTGTAATAAACCTTGCTGATCTGTTTGCTCAAGTCATAGCGCTCTGCTTGCTGCTTGCCCGTTGTGAGGCCAATCCTGTCATAGCCCTTGTCCACCGCCTCTTTTAGCGCCCTCTTTAGCGCCAGTTGATGCCATGTGTCTTTAAAAGGTGCGTCTGGGACGCTCTCACCACCCATTCCAGCACTTCTATTGCGCTCAACAACACTTCTTTGTTCGCTGTTTAAATCTGCAAAAGATGGGTCATTTTCAAGTTTGTTTTGGTTATACCATTTCTCTAAATTTTCTTTAGTTGCATATCCCCTCTCCCTCCCAGCCTGATGCCAATCTGACTGCACTTCCTCAATCAGCAGCATTTTTTTGCCGTCAGCATCCACTCGATCATTGACCCGCATGTGGGCCAAGATGTTGGGTTCGTCAAAATGGGACGATCTGTATTCTGGTGCCGCTGAGGCGTTTCTAGCTTGCGCTGGCATTGCGTTTGTAATTTCTTGCTGTCGTGCAGGATTTAACTGCGCCCATTCTGGCTCACCACCACGCTTAACAAATTGCGTGTAGTAATTTTCCGCTGCCTTGCTTGCTTCCATTGGCTTGTTGGGCAAAGTCAGCAAAATTTCACGATAGTTCTCACCACCTGGCAGTTGGAACTTGTGGTACTTGCTTGGTATCCTTTCAGGAACTACATACGCCGCATCTGCTTGTGCGTCCCTGACATTTTGCAATGTGTTTATTTTTTCTTGCAATTGCGTAGGATTGTTTACCGGCATTATGGAATGCCTAAGCCGTTCTTCCTGATTCATGCCCAAATAGAATTTACGCGCTTCGTCTACATTTGCAAATTCTTTAACAGCAACACCACCAAATCTGTCCGTAATGCTGGTCAATTCAGCCTGTTCATGTGCGGTCAATGGCTCGTTTCTGTAAACCCTGTTTTGCAAAACTATGCCGCGCTGCTTTTCTTCTGGGCTAACTTGCCTGTTAACCAGCTTATAGCTAGGGCTGTCCATCTCTTTGTACATAGCCTGTATCTGCGGCTCGTACTGATCAAAAATTTCTTTGCGTTTAGCTATGCCTATTGGGTCTTCACTAACAGCCGCACCCAACTGCTTCTCTTGCACATTGATACGATTGCTAGCAATAAAGTCTTGCACCTCTTGACGGGTCACGTTAGTCCTACCCCTCAAGAACGCATCCAACCCCATTGTCTCCATCTCATACTTCTTAACATCTTGGCCCTTCGCCAGATCGTTAAGGAACGATTCACCAGTGCCTTGTTTGCGGGGAATGTTCAAAGCCTGCTGCTCCACCGCGCTGTAAAAGCCCAATGGCGATACTTCTGCCCTTGGCTTTACGCTTTGAGCCAACTGATTTGCGTTAAATTTAGGAGCCTCAGCCGGTAGCACCCCAGGCATCAACCCTTGCCTCTGCAAGTACCCCTCAGACATCCTTGCTACTGTTGGCCCCAACGTCCTACCCGTGGCAAACGCAGCCTGCCTAGCCGCCCTTGCAGCTTGCAATGCCTCCATTGGCGTCAATGGCACTACCGCACCAACATTGGCCGCTGCTGACTGTGCAGGGCCTTGTGGTGGAAAGGGCAAAGTCCTTAGCAACTCTTGCGAGCCATACGGCACTTGCGTCTGCGGGCCATAGTCCACATCACCGTACATCTCCATTGGCATGGGGCTACGCACCAAGTTCGCCACGTCCGATGGCAAGCCTAGCGTAGCTGCCAACCTGCCCCTCAAAAACTGCAACGGCATCTCAGCGGCCAGTCTAGGGTCTTGGATAGTTCGATTGCGCCTTAACTGCGGGTAGTACCCAAACGCAGCACCTAGCGCGTTCTGGCCTTCAGGGGTGAGTGCGTTGTTTATCGGCATAGCTCGATGGTAAATGATATTTCTAAAAAATAAAATAAAAATGTTCGTGGGGGCACCGTCACCGCGGCCCCTTGGCGCTCGGCCCTACCCCCCCCCTCTTTTTTGTGAGTGAGTGCTCACATAGCCCTTTTTCGGGGTGATGCACAGGGTCATAGGCTAGTTATGCGCCTCGCCTTGTGGATAACAGGCATTGCGGCGACTCAGCTCTGTATAACCTGTGAGCAACTGCGCTCCGACTTAACATAATGGACACTGTAGAACACTGCATGGGGCTTTTGCTAGGGTTAACCCTGACTGCGCCGCGTGTGCGCGTAGTTGGTAGCAATCTATGCGTAAAGCGCATAACCTTGCCTATTTATCGCCCACCATCTCTTTGACCGCCACATCAACGATATTGCTCTCATCCGTCAGAACGCGTTGTTTGGCCTCTTTAAGCGCATCAGAGACGCTGATGCGGGTATCGGTCACCGAGACATCAATTCGATCCCCATAAACCTTTGGCTTGAGCTTGGCAGCCACCCACTTCCTCGTATCGACTTGCAAGCGCTTTTGCTGAACCCAAGCGCTCTTTGAAGGCCCATCAAGATTTGCTGGGATGGCCTCATCAGCCAGCTCCAGTATTTCCTCAGCAAGACGATCAGCCCGATCCTCGATGGCCTTTTCGTACATTGCCCTGAAATCCAGATTGTTCCGCAGCATCATCATCGCCGTGTAGTAGGACGGCATCCCATCTGACTTTAACGCCGTACTCAAACTCCGTCCTTCAGAAATCTGCCTGCACATCTCAAGCCAGCACGGATGCTCAATCCCAAAAATCGTTGGCCTGCCGCCAGCATGTTTGGTCACCACTTCGTTTGTCATGTTAGCGTCCACTTACTTCTCCAATTTATAAATCACCCCAAATCCTCGCCGCATCGATGCCCCCTAACCCCCTCACCCTAAAGGGTGTGAGGGGAGGGGAGGGGGCTTTTCGAGCGTTTTGCCCCCTAACCCTCAATCCCCCTAAAGGGGACTTCAGGGGGCTAGGGGGCTTCAAATCACCCACCTTTTCGCACCAGCATGGCGCTCGATTGCACCTCATCCACCACAATCCAGCCATGTTCCAGCGGGCTAATGATCTCAGAAACGATGAGCGCACCGATCAATTTATCTGGATATGCTGCGCTCAGATCGTTCTCAATGGTGCGTGGTTTGCGCCCATCTGAGGCCAGTTTGTCCTTCAATGCTGACCGGCTGATGTAGGGTAAACCATCACGAATTTCAGCGCCAGTACCCCACCAAGCGTTCTCAAAGGCTTTGCGGTGGCTATCGATCTTGCTGTCTTTTTTGGTGGCGATGGGGGTCTGAGCTTGCACAATGACTGCGCTGGTGACGGGTTGGTTGTCCTCGTCATACCACGCGGGGATGGTCACTTGCTGGAGTTCTACGAACACGGTTTCGGCCAATTCAGCGTCTTTGGACTTGCGTTGAACGATTTGCATGGGCTGGTCATCCTTGCTTGGCACTATGCTGATCTCTATGTCCAAAGCGCCCCGCCACGCGCTTGAGCCTCGGGCACGGTGTTGGGCCTCGTCTGACACGCCTGTGTGGTGGACAAGAATCACTGAGCAGTCAAACTCCGTCATCAGGCTGGAGCAAGCGTCTAGCATGGTCTTGGCGTCTTGGGCGCTGTTCTCGTCTCCGGCCAAGAAGCGGTGCAGGGTATCAACCACTATCACGCTTGGCCTATCCTTGAGCATCCTGACCTGCTCTACCACCTTGAGGTAGCCGATGGGGGTGTTCAAGTCGCAACCGTCCTTGGAGAGCCACATATTGAGCTTTCCGGCTTGGTTATGGTGTTTCCACGCTGCTACCCTGCCGCGCAGGCCGTGGTGGCCTTCACCGGCCAGATAAACCACATTGCCTTGGCGTACCTTGTGGCCTGCCCAGATTTCAATGCCGCTTGCCATGCGTAGGCACCAATCCAGCACCACAAAGGTCTTGCCACCGCCTGACGGGCCGTGAACCATGACTAAGGCTTGGGACTGAATCCAACGCTTGACCAGCCATGAAATGGGGCTGGGTTGGGCTGAAAACTCGTCTGCGGGGATGAGCCAGTCATTTGCTGGTGGCATGAGCAGTGCGGCCAAATTGTGCCCCGCTTGGGCATAATCGTTGGCATCACCGAGAATCGGGGGCATCACCATGCGTGCGCCGTACTTGGCTGATGCTTGTTCTGCATAACGTTGACCAACGCCCGATTGGTCATGGTCAGCCACAATCACAATATCTTGCATAATGCCGTGCTTTTCTCGCAAACTGCCGGTCACAGGCACCAAGTTGCTGGCGCTGTAGGCCACTACGCAGGGGCGGTTGGTGGCCTCAAAAATGGTGGCAGCGGTGGCAAAGCCTTCGGCCACGTACAGCGTGCCAGGCTCATCTGATGAGCCTACCACCCAGAACTTGCCGCCGGTCTGCCCACCAGCGTGGTACAGCTTGCCGCCTTCGTGGTCAATGTATTGCAAGCTAGACAATGTGCCGTCTGCATCGTACAGCGGAACTACCAAGCGGCCGTCACCTGTGGCTCGGGCACCATGCACGCCAATGCCCTTTTTGGCTAGGTAGGGGTGATCGGGGAGCGCTGCCTGTGCGCCTGTCCATATCTTTTCAACTGTCTCGCTAGCGACCTGATGTTGGCGCTCAATGGCTGCGTCCCGCAGGGCTTTGGCCTCAGCCAAACGCTTGGCGTTGGACATTTCCTCAGTCTGGCTTAGTTTTCGGCCAATGTCAGCCCGAAAAGTAAATTCAAGACCTGCACGCCAACACCCAAACCGGCCAGCGGGGATGCCATCACCAAAGACCAAGTACCAGCCAGGCTTGTCACCGTGGCCTGGTGAGCCTTTTGTCCCTGAGCGAAAACGGTGAATCTTGCCATCAAAGTGAATTTCCTCCGGCGGCTCCAGCCCCGCAGCTCGCATGGCGTCTATAAGTTGCGCTTCAGGGGGAGCGACTAGCTTTTCTGGGGACGGTGACCACGGGCCACCGAGGACATTTTCTAGACTAGCCATGCGTCACCGCCTGCTTTGTCAGGTAATCGCTTAAAGCCTTGACCGTTTCGTACAAAGGCTTGGACTCCTCTTGCATGAAGCGATAAACCGTGGCCGGATGCACGCCTGCATTCTCTGCCACCCTCTTGAGATTGGCATCTTCAAGCCGTTGTTTAATCTGCTCAACAGTCATCATAATTTGCACCTGTGAAAATAATTTTGCGGGAACGCTTGCATCATAGCCTGTTTTATGTTTATGATGCAAGCGCACCCAGAACAGATTTCCTGAAGTGGGTGAAATTAAGGAGAGCCAAGATGGCTATCAATCTGAAGTCAACAGGTGGTCTAACCGCCAATGGAGTGAAGTTGTTGGTGTACGGCGCAGCAGGGTCAGGCAAGACCACGCTGATCAAAACGCTGCCCAATGTGATCGTGCTGAGTGCCGAAGGCGGCTTGCTGTCCATTCAAGACGCTGATCTGCCCTACATTGAGATTGCGTCAATGGAGGACTTGCGCGAGGCGTTCACATGGTGCAAGGACAGCAAGGAGGCATCGGGCTTTCAATCGGTGGCGCTGGACTCAATCAGCGAAGTGGCTGAGGTGGTGCTGGCCTTTGAGATGAAAAAGTCCAAAGATGGCCGCGCAGCCTACGGTGAGATGAACACCACCATGCAAGAGTTAATCCGCGCCTTTCGTGATTTGCCAGGCAAGCATGTTTACATGAGCGCCAAGCTAGAGAAGTCTACGGACGAGATGGGCAAGATGCTTTACAACCCTGGCATGCCGGGCAAGAGCTTGACGCAGGGTCTGCCTTATTTCTTTGACGAAGTGTTGGCACTGCGTGTAGAGCGCGATGGCGAGGGCGTGACGCAGCGTGCGCTGATGTGCGATAGCGATGGCCTGTGGTTGGCAAAGGACAGGTCGGGCAAGCTGGAGGCATGGGAAGCACCAGACCTTGGTGCCATCATTGAAAAGATCGGGGGCAAGGCATGAACGATCAAGCATTCCCAGTTAGCTACAACGGCCACGAGGGCATGACCTTGCGGGACTACTTTGCTGCTAAGGCCATGCAAGTGTTGATTGCAAAAATGATCAGTGAAGATTTTGATTTCATTCAAGAAGATGTTGCTATGGGGTCTTACCACATGGCTGACGCAATGTTGAAGGAGCGTAACGAATGAGCGATGACGAAATCATTACTAAATTTATTGATGCTCACCATTTGGTGATTACAACAAAAAACAAAGTTATTGAAGCAAGAAAAATGCTTCGCATTGCAATCCAAGATGCAGACGCTGCGATTGAAGATACAGCGGATGCAGATTTTTGTTATCGAGAATTAATTAAGAAACGAGAGGCGGCTAAAAATGCAACTTGAAACCCTAAGCGCAGATTGGTTGCGCTACAAAACCCTTGAGGAGCGCACGGTAGTCGAGCGCCGCAAGATTGAAGACCAGATTGTCAAAGCCCTGCGCTTGCCTGATGCCTTTGAGTCCACTGAGACAGCAGAGCCAGATGGCTATGTGGTCAAAATCTCAGGCCGCATTGACCGCAAGGTTGATTCGGAGAAGTTGCAGATGCTGGCTACCGAGTCAGGACTCACCGAGCATTTGGCGACATTGTTTCGCTGGAAACCAGAGCTAAACCTCACGCTCTGGAAATCAGCAGACGAATCCATCACCAAGCATCTCGCTGGTGCAATCACGGCCAAGCCTGGCCGCCCCTCTTTCAAAATCACCAT